TGAACAGCTACACGAACATTAAGACCATGTATTCCAACAAAGTCTTCTGCTACTTGACCGTATTTATGGTAGCCGTGTCTAACAAATCGTTCGATGAATTTTGTTACATCTGAACCACCCATTAAGATAGCTCCTGATCTACCTAAGAAGTCAAGATAAAATTCTGTAGTTACTCTCCACCTATCAGCTTCATTGCCTAGAACGTAGTCACGGAAGAAGTGATCTATCTGTGTCCGTGGCATATCAGCTAGAACACCCATATCAACTAATGCTTGGAACTCTTGAAGTCCAAGATTAGGATCAGTTAAATCTAAGTGCCTTGCCTTGGGAACATAGGTTGTTAGTTTCTCTGCGAACTTAGCAGGATGATACATCAAAGCTGTAGCAGTCGATCTCGTTATGATACCTGTTCTAGTCAACCAATCAAGTTCACCATTCTGGCTACCAGCACCATGTATCTTCGAGTCAAAGTATTTATCTTCTAGCTCTTTTCTTTTTCTTGTATAAAGATCTTTACTCTTTTTAAATGCAGGAGGTTTTTTTACAGTTAATTCTAATACACCTGTGTCTGGATTTTTTTGGAAATGCCATCCATCAGCTTCATACCAATGGTAAAGGTCAGACATCTCTGCATCCTCAAGAATAAAGAGAGGTGCTTCTGTTTCAAAAATTTCTACTGCATCTTGTATTTGTTGGTAGTCATCATGGTTCAACCCCAACTCATCGTAGCTATGAGAGAGTTCAGCTTTGTCTGTGAGTCTTGGATCTTTAAGAAGTCTGTCTAAGTCAAGTTCATCTATATCTTTACTTAATTGAATTGCTCCTTCTTCGATACCTTCCCATACTTTTTTATGTACATAGTTTCCTTGCTTAACTAAAAACTGTGCAGTTAAACGAGCCATATCAGCTTTAGCTTCTAGGTCAACATTATAAAAGTCTTGTGTCTTCCGAACCCATCGTTTAGTTTTAATCCACTGTTCACCGAAAGCTGAGATAGCAGGTATCCACATAGCTTCAGGATCAACACCACCTAAACTACTTGCCAATCCTTTCATACCTTCAGCACTCTCTAAGAATTCCCAGTAGCCTTCGTGATCTGCAAGAGTAGGGAATGACCTATTAGTCATCCCTCTCATCTCTATTGGATCTTTAAGAATGTCATCCCAAACAATCCAACCTTCGTCTGTAGGTGAAAACTTCTTTCCATATACACCACTATCTGGAACATTATGGAATCCACTTATATCAGCTTGACTGATTATTTCACCAGTAAAATCATCTATGATTTCAAAGTAACCATTTTCATTAATGTACGCTTGATCTACTACAAGATTCATTTTCCTTCGCATCATGTGATGTCTAAGCATGTCTGGCATTATTGAACGCAGTCCGGGAACATCACGTAGCAACTGTCCTATCGGATCAACTACATTGAATTCTCCTGCATCTATTAGTTCAGCTTGTTTCTGTTTCCAAGTCTTAGACCCATCTAAGTAGGCTTCAGTTTTTTTAAACTGCATCTCAGCTAATTGCTGTGCATCTAACTCTCCGAAAGCATCAGTCACCCTGTCAATAAAACGATTGTGTGCATGGCCTTGTGCTCGTAAAACAAGTGGGCTTGTTCCTATCCTGACTGCGGCTGATTGCCATAGATCACGTAGCGGTTGGAAAACAGGAATGCCATCTATAGTAGCGGAGGCATCACGAGCTTTTTTAGGTTGTTTAATCCAATCAGCAATCTCATCTGTGGGATCAGAGAAAGTTCCAGTAGTAGGATTCCAAACTTTTAGATCTTTAAAAAGTTGCCCACCTTGTCCCCCTTTGATTGTTTTCCAGATTCTGTCTTCTGTACGAACAGTCATAGCAATTCTTCTTTGAAGATCAATTAGATTCTTTGTGTACTCACTACCACGCACACCAGATTTAATAGCTTTATAAATCTTTACATAAGCACCACCAACCCAAGTCATAGGATCTAAAAGGATCTCTATACTAAGAGCGCCGACACTTCCAACTATCTTTCCACCCACACTATTAGGAGAAACATCATAAGGAGACACAGCATTATATCCTCTGATGGAAGCATCAAAGAGTGTCAGCTTCCCAGTCTCTAATACTTGTAAAGCATCTAAAGAATTTTGATTATCTAACGTAGATTGCCACGCTTCAAATCTTGCTTGTGCTGTTCGTTCATCACCTTGTGCTTGATTTAAAATAAGTTCATAAACTCCTTGCTGGCCATCAGCAAGATATGATCTCAAAAGATTTGTTTGTTCTTTACCTACAAGCTCAATAGATTTTTCTAACGTCCCAGCATAAAAAGAATCGTTCTGCCGTTTAGTCGCATTCCACGCTTCTCTCCACTTAGCAGGGTTACCCATTTGAGCGCCTGCTAATGGATCCCAACTTGCAATACCACCATACCTTTGTGTTAGATAAGCTCCTGTTCTACCAAGTCGAGTAGCAAAACGTGAAGGTTCCATTACTGCTTTTTCCCAAAGAGTGCTTGTTGCTTTACCAGCTACGAAACCGACAGCACGTATAGGAGCCATCCCCCATTTAACTGCTGAACCAAAATGTTCTTCAGGTAACAGTGGGATATCCCATGTCAACATACGTTTCCACAAAGCATCTCTACTAGCATCAGGTATTTCATACCCTGCGTTTAAAAGAACATTCTGTGTAGCTACAGGAAGGGAATTAAATTCTGCCTCTTGTAACTGGTGAGGCATAGCCTCCATTTTTTCTTTCATCATATTGAAATCAACTTGAGTGTGACCATCAAGAAAAGTATCAAGCATTTCATTATCTGTTTTAGAAGAACTAGCTAAAGCAATGAGAGTATCAGGAGCATCTTTTAAATAACGGTCACCTCCTGCTTTAAGCAAAAGTTGCATACGCCTACCGTAATGCTCTTCATCAAATGACGAATACTCTTGGAAAGTTCCTATGGCTTTTCTATTGCCAGCCCGTTCAGCCATTAGCTAATTGTGCCGCCGCTTCAGCGAGTAGCGGATCTCCTGTAGCAGAAGCCCAAGAAGAAACCAATACAGCGGCTTCTTGTTTTGGAGATGGCATAGAAGTTATAGAGGGTCTTTGCCCAAAGGTTTGTCCCGGTGCAGTTAAAGGTTTAACCTGTGGAGTAAATGCTTGTGCCGCTTCAATAGGTAGAGGTTGACCTAACGTAGTTGGTTGCTCTGGTCGCTGTGGTCTAATAGGAGAAGGTGCTTGTTGCATCCCACTCAAATCTGGAGCTACCTCACCACCTTGGAGGGGTACCCCACCCATATTAGGATTCATACTATCTGCTGTAGCTTGAACAGTGCCGTAATCGCCACCGTGTTCTAACCCTACGTTTTGTCTTTTCCTTGGCATTAGATACCTGCCTGTAATGCACCCACTAATTGAGCGGCGGCTTCAGGAGTCATCTCTTGCCCACCAGTAGGGGGGCCTCCTTGCGGAGCCATACCTTCTGGACCAGCCGCTAAACCGGGTGCTTGTTCTGGAGCCATAGCCATACCCTGTTCAGGTGGTGGTGCTACAGCCGCTTGCTCTTCACGAATTTCACTATCGGCTTTTTCGATAGCCTCAAAAATATCAAGACCCTTCCTACGATGCTTCTCAATCTTAGAGACATACACCACTGGCAACTGACCGGACAATGCTTGTTGCTGTATCGCCGCCATAACTGCCTCCTCAAGTTGTTCTTCATCTACCCTACGTCCTTCAGCTTCAGCATCCTCAATGAATGGATGCTTAGTACGGAAAGTACGTAAGCTGATTCCTTTCATTGAAAGCAACTGACCTAATTGTATCGTCGTGCCTTGAATGTCTGCGCCGGGAATTGAGTACGAAACAACATTGTCATGTGTTTCAAAGTGTTCGTTTGGAGTGAACTCTACTTGTCCGAAATCACCAGCGTAGCCAGTGAACATAGAGAACTGTTTGCTACCAAAGTAACCTTTATAAGTAGCGAACAGGCACTCATTTAGATGAGGAAGATGAGCCTCCATAATCTCTTGCATCTCTTGGATACGTGGATCAAGCGCCGCGCCCATAAGGGAATCAATTCCTCTTCCGGTACGGAGCGCTCCATAGGTTTCTCCACCAATCTGGGGGACGGTTCCTGTTGAAATACGAGCATTTCTTTCCAATCTGTCGATCGCAATGTTTGTGCTCGGATCAGGAGTTGATTTTAATTCGCCGATAGCTTCAGCATCAAGGAGTACGTTTACTTCCCCTTCACGACCGTCTTTCCATTCACCTCCGACGATCATGGGTACCTGACCCGATCGTCCTATTATATACCTATCAGGGAAGATTGCTTTTTCTTGTGCAAGTATTTCCAATGCCATCATTTTTGACATAAGATCCACAATCCCTACAACATTAGAAACAGAGGAAGCTATCTTGTCCAACGAAACACGACCCGGAGTTATAACACAAGGCATACCAGATTTGTTAGGCGCACGAGATAGTTCTATTTGCGTACTATGATATGGGTAGGTTTGATTATGATGATTATAACGTGGTCCCATTATCCCAATAACAATGTGTTCTTCATCCACCCATTCGCACACATCCCACAATTCTTGACGGGCGTTCTTATCTGAAGGCACAGGTCCACCATTCTCTTGCCTAGCGGCAGGATAATGAGCACGTAGCCAGTCACCTGACTTACCGTAAATGAAACCACAATTACGTGGAACTTCTACATCTTCATATGCTTTAGGTTCTGGGTACACACCAAGAGGATCACGAACATCAATACGTGGTAACCCTTTGTCAAAATCAGGAGTAACTACTAGACATGATGTGGCGTATCCAGCTAGATGACGGTATGCCCTACGCATCTTTAGTTTATACTTTGAGGAATACCACGTAGCGGCAAGTGCGCGTCTACGAATATCAGCGTACTCACGGGAACGAACACCTCGTTCTTTAGACTGGTCTATAGCAGGACATCCGATGAAAGGCATAACTGATGAGGCTCGTTGAGCTACAGCATCAATGTTCTCTGCTATAAGAGCAGGAGTTAATGGAGGTAAAACAGGTTCATTCTCCATCGAAGGCAGAGGAATTACATATTCCCCATTATATCTTTCTTTAACTTCAAGCATTCTTTCCAATAAAGGACTTTGGATATCCTGCCTTTGTCTTATAATTCCTACTATTTCATCAAAGGTATACATTAAAAAACCCTACTATTAGATACACTTGTCTTCCAAGGTAGTCCTTTAAAGCTGAATTGTGAAGAGTCAACACTATATGATTGTTTCCTTTGCCGCCAGAGTATCCAAATGAACCATAATGCCATAACTTGATCCTGTCTTAGTTTAGTACCACGTTTTAATGGCCGCCATGCTTTCAACTGTCTTATTAGTTCATCAGCCTGATGGCGTGTGGATGGATCATCTGCATAAGGAATGTCAATTTCACCACGCATAAACGATAAAGCCATAGAAGGAACTCCAATAGTTTCATCATACTTATTCACACCAGTTAAATGTTCCCTCACACGAAACCCATATCGCTCTGTCATCTCTATAAGACGCTCATCACGAGATAAACCTTTTTGAAACACCATCGCTTCGATAACAACATCTGATACTGATGCACCATTCTGCCCACATCTGAGTATCGCTTCTTCAACAATGCCAAGTATCTGCTCATTACGGGTAAGCCCCACATCTTCTCTAACGAAAAGAATCTTTAACTTATCCTCATGTGGAGTAGCCGCTATAACACAGTTGTTAGAACCCAACGCAGGGTCTAACCCAATGTAAACAGTGCAGTCCTTTGGTGGGTGATGATTCACTGAACGTAAAGGATTCAAACATTTCTGTATAGATTCCTCATCGAACGTAGCTTCAGCAGAAGAACTTGGCTGTTGCATATAGTTACGTGACCATGCCTCTTCACCAACCTTACGACGAATCCTGTCAAGCGCATCCATAGAAAACATCTCAGGCCACAACGGTTCAGGTTCACCATCATCATTAGTAATAATCGCAGGGAATCTAATCACAGAAAGAATATCTGGATCTATCTCATTCATTACACGTTCATAAAAATCGCCTTCACCCACACGAGTACCATTAATACTTGTACGACCATTCTCACCCGGACGGGTCAACCAGTCCTGACGGAAAATCTCGAACATCTGTTCGGTAAGGTTCAAAGAAACACGAGATTGAATATCATCAATATGCAAATGATCGGTACGTGTACCAGCGATCTTCGATCTCCAACCTAAAGAAACCATAGAATAGTCACGCTCATCGTGACTAGCCTTCTTAAACACGTTAAAATAATCAGCACCCCACGATTGAGCAGTTTTACGACCACTCTGATTTTGAGGTACGAAAGGCCCATACTTAGCTACATATTTAGGGAAAGGTCCATGAGGTTCCATCCTAGAACGTATACGCCCAAGAATTTTGCGAGCCATGTCTTGGCCCTCAGATCCGACGGTGATCCTGAATTCGGGGTTGGTCGCCAGTTTGTAGCAGAAGTAGTCCTCGGCCAACGTTGTTTTGCCGTGTTCTGGAGGCCAAAGGATGAGGGTGATGTTTCCGGGTGGTGTGTTTTCATACGCTTCGATGGCTTTGATATGGAACCAAGGGGACATGTGGCCGAAATAATGACTTCTGAAACTTTGAAACGTGCCGTCCCACTTATCCACACCGCCGTCAGCGAGAGCTTTCGCCCTGATGGAGTCAGCTTTCTCAGCGAAGTCAGGTATCCTTTGTCTCCACTTGTCATAAGCGGATCGTGTGACACCAGCGATAGCACACGCCTTAGAGATAGTTCCATGCTCCGCGAGTCCTTCAAGGAACAATTCACGAGTCTTCTGTCCCCTGACTTTGCTGACGTTGCCGCCATGTTGTTCATGCGGAGTGTTAGCCATGGCCCCCCTTGGATCAATCAAAGACAGAGTGGGCTACCTCTAACTGTACAATATCCGATGCAATAACCCCCTCATCGCCTTGGAATCTGACATGATGCATACCTGATTCCGCTAATGTCAAATCAACATAATAAATACCTGTTGCACTTTTAGTAGCTGTAGGTGTTGCATCTGTCCCACCTGAAGGTTTACGCCAAGTAACAGTAACATCATTAGCATTGTCTGTAGGGTCAGCGGCTACACCATTACTTGTAAAAGTAGCAGTTACTCTTACTTGATCTCCATTATCGTATACAGCCATAATTCTCCTACGTTACACTTACTTCTAAAGTAACATCATGATAGTTCGTTACTGCAATATTAACATTATGATACAAAGAAGGTTCCAAACTCACAGCAGGTTTCGGATATTTAACTAAAATAGTAGTACTTACAGATCCTGCTGAAGATAAACCACTAGCTATCGGACGTTCTTTAACAATAACTGGGGCAGTCCACGAAGCAACAGTAGAAAGACTAGAAGCTATCGGTGCTTCTCTGTCAATAGCCGCAGATATAGAAGCCGCGCTGGAAGCAGAAACAGCAACAAACGCTTTTTCGATTATCGCAACAACAGTAGAGCCAGTAGCTGAAACGCTACTCGCTACCGGAGCTTCCATTACGATACCAGCAGACAAAGATGCCGCCGAGCTAGGCGCGCTGGCTACAGAAGCTATCTCAATTAAAGCAGTAGCAGTAGAAGCAGTCGATGTGATAGAAGAAGCTATCGGAGCTTCCATAACTATCGCACCTGCAACAGACGCGCTACTCGATGGGGTAGCCGCAACTGACGCTTCCATCACTATCGCCGCTGAAATTGAAGCCGCCGAAGACACACTCGAAGCTACAGCCGCTTCCATTACGATAGCTGAAGCTATAGAAGCAGAAGCGGAAGGCGTAGCCGCAATACTAAAGTTAGCTTTAAGCGCACACGTTAAACTCGCCGCGCTTGAAGGTGTCGCCGCTACAAAAGCTTCTTCGATAATAGCTGTAGCAGTAGATCCAGTACATGATATACTGGCGGCTATGGATGCAACTTCAACAACAGAACAAGAAACAGAAGCCGCTGAAGAAAGCGCAGAAGCTACTGGCGCTGTGTGGGA